CAATTACAATGGGGCTTGTGCTCAGTGCAGTCATTCCTATCCCAGGCAGTGCATCCCCTGAGATAGAATGATCCGAACCACTACTCTAGTTCGTGGAAAGGGGTTCTATTGTCTAGAACCAGGATTCGCGCCATAACTGACTGGAAAACTCAGTTTGGCAAGTATTCCTTCATGGAATGGACGGATCCCATCTCGAACAATGGTAATTTTCCTGCGTTAACACGCAACGAAAATTCCTTTGATCCAGTTTGGAATTCTCCAGACCAACTTTTCCACGGTCAACAGGTTACTGTTGACGAGACTCATGGTATCCGAGGCCCGAGAGATCTTAAAGATCTCTCTCTCGGAGATGTTGGAGGGGACTTCTTCTCTCAAATTAAACGGGCTTACTGTAAAAACGGTAAGACCATTTCTTTTGATAGAACAGGTCTGTCAAGTGGAACGTGGTACCGAACTAAGTACGACGGTCCACTTCTCGCAGTTGCACCACTCGATAACAAATTCCCGGTGTACAGTCAGAGAGATCTGACTCCACTTGGGACTGTTGCTATCGCACGGTGCAAACCCACCAACAACGTCGCGAACCTCGCAACTTCCATTGCTGAGATATTCACAGAGGGCTTGCCTCATTTAATTGGGGCTGCCACCTGGGAAGCGCGCTCGCTGACGGCTAAAGCCGCCGCGGACGACTTTCTCAACGTGGAATTTGGTTGGTTACCACTTGTCAGCGATATTCGTAGCGCAAGCTACGCTATTGCTAACGCCGAGCGGATATTAACCGCTTATGAGCGTAACTCGGGCAAAGTGGTAAGGCGACGCTATGAGTTCCCACTAGAGGAGACTGAAACCGTCACAACAGTTGGTGCTGTAGATGGACTCCTTTTTACCGGAGCCTACTACAACAACATCATGTATGACGGTGGAGCTCCTGTGCCGGTGTTGTTCAAACGGTCCAAGTTCTCTCGTAGAACTTGGTTTTCCGGAGCATTCACATACCATATTCCTGCCTCCTACTATAGTAGGGACAAGATGACGGGTGCGAATGGTCGTCTCAAGCACCTTTTGGGTCTTGAGATTACTCCGGCTACCGTTTGGGCTTCAACGCCATGGACGTGGGCCCTCGACTGGTTTACCAATGCTGGGTCGGTTGTAAACAACCTCTCAGAATGGTCAGCCGATGGTTCGGTGTTGTGGTATGGGTACATCATGGAGCATACGCTCCAGGAGGATACATACTACCATGAAGAGCCGTCACGGGTTCAACCGTACGGTACTCAACATAGCTCTCCGGTTACCTTTTCCGTCGAGACGAAAAGGCGCCAGAAAGCAACACCATTCGGGTTTGACGTTACCTGGAATGGGTTAACGCCACGCCAATTGGCCATTGCTGCCGCTCTCGGTATTAAGAGAGCTTTCTAGGCGGCGGATGGCTCCACTGAGTACAGCCACTGTGGCTGATGCTCATTATCAGTCATAGGAGTGATGCTCATGTCGTTTGCTGATCCTCAGACAGTCACAATCTCGGCAGTGACTTCGTCTTTGCCCCGGACTTCGGTCCAGGGTGATGAAGTCATCTACCAGAGCGGTGACGGCCTGATCCAGATGCTTGCTTCCCATGATTATGGGAAGAGAAACAGGCATCTGCTTCGGATCAACCATTCGAAGCTCACTGCAGATCCGTTCATCCCGGCCGACAACGTTGAAGTTTCGATGTCTTGTTACATCGTCTTCGACGTTCCGCCGGCGGGATACACGCCTGCAGAGGCACTGGCTGTGTATACTGGCTTTAAAACCCAGTTTACTGCATCCAGCGATACGCTCATCACCAAACTGCTAGCTGGTGAGTCGTAAAGCCCCTCTTGTCCCATTGAAGGTTCGGGTCCCAAAGGCTCTTACTGTTGCCGCAGCTAAGAGACCGGCGGGACCCGATCTACCTCCAATGGTGCAAGATCGGTTAGAGAAAGTGGAGATTCCTGGAGATAAGGAGATCATCATCCACATTCACCTTAGCTATAAAGCTATGGCGTTTGCGGCTGCTGTTCTCCTCCAGGTTCTCTACGTCTACGGACGCGTCATCGCGCAAGCGCTGGGGAATCTATGATTCCTCCGCTTGTTAGAGAAGCGTCGTGGACCTCTGACACGAGCGATCGTGCTTGTGGTCTCCACATTGCAGATAGGCCTTGTAATGGCCTAGCCGACAAAGTCTTTGACTTTGTATTCCGGCGAATGTGGAAGCGAGTTTCATCGAGCTAAGGAAAGTTAACCTCTGTTAGGAGGGACTTTGAAAAGCCTGATGTCACTCTGGATCAGGATGGTCGATGAACTCGCCATCCTATGCTGCACTAGCGCCACTTCTGACATTAATACGGTCAGAAGGCGGTTCGAACATGAGGGCCTATCGTTTCTTACGATAGTCCTACCTGACCTTGGAAAATCTACCCAAAAGTGGATTGACCAGGGAAAAGTCGGTATCAACCCGTCCTTTTCTACGGGACGGGGAAGTCTCCCCCTATTTCTAGGAGGTTTCTTCAACCGTGTGTTCGACCGGAGAAGTGGCTTGTTGCTTGATGAGCCATCCATCGATGCTATCTTCGCAATTAGACAATTAACATTGTCTTTTGGGAAGATTTCCTTGCCTTGCAGTGATGCAAGGGTTCGGAAAGCGATGAGTGGTTTTATCAAGTGTGAGCAGGACGTCCGTCAGTTCGACAAAGAAGTTCAGGAGAAAGACATTCTGGACTTCCGTAATATGTCGAATCTCTTGTTTAGCGAAGTATTCACACAAATGGACAGAGATGTCTATTATGGTGAACTTCTACCTAAACATGGCCCGGGTGCTGTTGCTGACAAACTTACTAGTAATGGTAAGTATGAGCAACGTACTTGGACGACTAGACTTGCCAAGGTCTTTCCCTTGGACAAGTACCTTCTTCCAAATGCTCGTTTTTATGAGTCCTTGGATGAGGTGACGGTCCTCGAACCTGGTTCTGAGATGCCTGTGAAGGTCATCGCAGTTCCTAAGACGTTACGAACACCTAGGATAATCGCTGTAGAGCCGAG